GAAAAGGATAAAGACGCAAGAACAGAGTATCTTATTGAATCCAAGCGAATGGGAATTCCCCTGCGGCTCCCACACATAAATGAGTCTGGTGTAGGATTTACAATTGAGGGCAAAGCAATTAGATTTGGATTGTCTTCCATTAAGTGGCTATCCGATAAAGTTGCAACAAGCATTATAAAGCTTAGACCTTTTAATTCATATCAGGAAGTCAGGGATGCTGCGTATAAAAAGGGTAGTGGGATAAACAGTAGGGCCGTAGAAGCAATGAATGCAATCGGAGCACTGACCTTTGATGATAATCCTAGGGATGAAAAGATAGTAAGAGAAAATCTATATGAGTATCTTAATCTTCCAGAGTTTAACGTTTCTCTTCCTACACACTACTATGCATATATTGATAACTCAGAGGACTATGATGAGGATAAGGCACACATCGTAATGGGTGTTGTGAAAAATATTAAGCGTGGTAATGGTTGGTCAAGGGTAGAGATGCTTGACAAGACTGGAAGGCTGGGCATCTTTGATAAAGAAGATACTGAGATTGAGACAGGGAAAACATATCTTATTCTTGCTTCAGCAAACAGGGTAGCAAGATACATTCCTCTTGATGAGATTAATGATTACAAAGCAGATCCAATTATAAGGTTCTTAAACCTCAAGCAAATACCTTATAGCCAGGACGAGTATTTTGTGCTATCCTTCAATCCTAGAGTAACTAAGGCGGGAAAGAAAATGGCACATGTAACCTTGGCTAGTGCAGATAGAGAGATAATTCCTGTTACAGTATTTCCAAATGAGTTTGCTAAGGCATACATGAAATGTGAGGCAGGAAAGGTAATTAAGCCAGGGTTTGGCGAAACAAAGGACGGAACATTAACATTAAAGGAGATTATAGAATGAGTTATCTGAGAGACATGGATGATCTATCGCACACACTCCATGCTCATGCAAAGAAAAAGGGCTTCTATGAGCCATACGAACACATGGATGAGTCAGACTACGTTGTATTTTATTTAAAGCAACTTGCCATGGTTCATAGTGAGGTATCAGAGGTTCTGGAGGCTATTCGCAAGGACAAGGGCGATGATATTGTGGTTGAAGAACTAGCAGACATTATCATTCGTGTTCTAGATTTCTGGGCATTTCTTTCTCAGACAGGCTATACAAAGCATTCTTTAGCAGATTCCATTGTGTCTAAGATGGAGAAAAATCTTGAGCGTCCAAGTATGCACGGGGTTTTGGCATGAGCACTTTACAAATAGAAGAGGTTCTTTCACAGTTAGATCCAAAGCTTAGAAAAAAGGTTTCTTCTGCATCAGATGTAGAAGTTGTCATGCAACCAACACCTAGCGTCGGTTTGAACAAGCAACTAAATGGTGGTCTTGCCTATGGTAGACAAGTCCTAATCTGGGGCAACAAGTCTGCTGGAAAGTCATCCTTTTGTTTGCAGATGATTGGTCAAGCACAGAAAGAGGGGAAGGTGTGTGCGTGGATTGATGCAGAGCAGTCATATGATCCTAAATGGGCGCAGCGTCTTGGGGTCGATTCAGAAAGCCTTATATATTCTCCCGCTAGATCAATCAACGACATGGTTGATGTTGCCACACAATTAATGTCTGCGGGTGTAGACTTGATTGTTGTAGACTCTATATCTGCTCTATTGCCAGCAGTTTACTTTGAGAAAGATTCTACAGAACTAAAGCAACTAGAAAACACAAAGCAAATAGGTGCAGAGGCACGAGATATGACAAATGCTGTCAAGATGCTTAACTATGCCAACAATCAAGAGAAGCAGACGCTGCTTGTACTAATTTCTCAGCAAAGGAATAACATTGGACAAATGTTTGTTAGTCATCAGCCCACGGGGGGTCACGCTGTTAAGTTCTTTTCTAGCACAGTAGTCAAGCTTTGGTCAAGTGAGTCGGAAAAGAATGCTATTCAAGGTACAGTAGAGGTAGGGGACAAGGTAATTCAGAGCAAGGTGGGCAGGCAAGTGACCTGGACTATTGACTACAATAAGACTGGAAAAGCTTTTGAGAGTGGAATGTACGACTTTTACTTTTCTGGCGACCGTGTAGGAGTAGATAATGTCGCAGAGATTGTAGATGTTGCAGAGCAATTGGGCCATATTGAAAAGGGCGGTGCATGGTACACAGTTCTTGGAGAAAGGTTCCAGGGCAGGGCAAAGGTAGTTGAATGGTTAAGGAACAATCCAGAAAAGGTGGAAGAGCTTGCCAAAATCATCGAATAGGTACGAAGTAATTCATGGTAAGTTTTTGTGTCAGGGCTGCCAGGAAGAAGCCCTTTCTTGTAGGTTCTACCCCGCGACCCTGGATCTTACATGGAAATGCAAACGTTGTGAAAGCGTTTCTACAGTTAATCTAGTATGGGCAAGGGGATACTAATGAGCGAGCGCGGGGAACTTAAAAGAATCGGTGCTAAACCACATAAAAACTCTGGTCGTGGCATGGTTAAGGGGGACGGAAGCCTAGATAGGTATGTTGTTGACGTAAAGGAATACTCTAAATCTTTCTCTGTTAACAAAGATGTATGGGGAAAGATAGTTACTGACACACTAAGGGTAGATCCTAACAAATCTCCTGTCCTCATGATTGTTCTTGGAGACACAAAGAAGACAAGGCTTGCTATAATTGAGTGGAATGAGTTTGAAGAGTTACGAGAGATAAGAGAGAATAGTGAACGAGAACACAATTGATATAATTAATGGTATCAACGACTTTAACGAGTTGTCTGAGTATATGCAAGACGAAGAGATAACGCAGTCCCTTGTTGCGATAGCAAAGCTTATTGCTAAGCCAGACATTCCACCAGATAAGGCTGCCCAATTAATTGTCCAGATACAATCATATTCTGCTAAGTTTGCAATGCTAGCCTCATGGTACGCAAATGTAAAGAAGGATGACAGAGCAAAAAAGAATATCTACTATTCTGCAAGAGAGGCATTAGACAAACTTGCCGATGCCTTAAAATATACAGTAAGGACACATCATGGCTAAGAACATACTAAATAAGATTGTTAAAAATGAGGTCAAGGAGGCGGTTGAAGATATTGAGTGGCAAACAACGATGCCAGCCAATGTAGATAATGAATTTGCAGACCTAGTTGATGCAATTCACAAAGGCTATGTCGCAAACAATGAGCCTAAGTTTACAAAGAAGAAGACGTTTTCTCCCTCAACAATCGTCTTTGGTCATGGAAAATGCCCCAGGTATTGGTATTTAGCATTTGAAGGAAATACTTTCTACGAAGAAAGAGAGGGAAAGTCTCAGGCAAACATGGAAAGTGGGACGGACAGGCACGCAAGAATCCAGGCCGCTATGGAAGGTGCTGGAATCATGGTTGCCAACGAAGAGAAGGTAATCTTTGACGATCCTCCCATATTTGGATTCTTGGATAGTATTATCAAGTGGAAGGATTCTGAGTATCTTGTAGAGATTAAAACTCAAAATCAGGATGCGTTTGAGCGTCACAAGAAGTCAATGACTGCAAGTACATATCACATTGTTCAGCTTCTTATGTATATGAAGATATTTAAGAAGAAAAAGGGGATGGTTATGTATGAAAATAAAAATACACATGACCTACTCGTAATACCAATAAACATAAACCAGAAGCACGTTGACTTTGTTGACTACCTCTTTGGCTGGATGAAAGAAGTTTATGCGGCATGGAAAGACAAGAAACTTCCAGAGGTTCCTTATAAGAATAATGATGTAAAGGTTCCCTGCAGTTCCTGCCCTGTACAACAGGCATGTAAAGATGCACCAAAGGGCGATATAAAGATTCTTAGAAGAAAGGAAGAAAAGGGGGAGTTCTAATGTCTTTTTGCTCCTGGTGTGATAAAGAGTTTTACCAAAATAGTAGTAAACAAATTTATTGCTCTGTAGAATGCAGAAAAAAATCCAGCAAGCAAAAGATTACAGAAAGATATGAAATAGAAAAGGTAAAAAAAAGATTAGGAAAAGAAAAAAAATGCGCTGGAGGATGTGGAACCTATCTAAGCATATATAACAATTCTAAGATGTGCGATAACTGTCTAGTAAACAAAAACAAGTTTAATAATTTTATTAAAGATTTGAAGGGCTACTTTGACTACGAAAAGCAGTAGAGGGCTGGCAAGCCTATCTAAACCCCGTAATATAATAGCAGTAGATGCCTCAACTAACTCAATGGCATTCTCTGTATTTGAAGATGGGAAGTTGATAAAGTATGGAAAGGTTAGATTTGTTGGGACAGATGCTCTCTATAAAGCAGGGGACGCTTGCAGAAAAGCAATCCCCTTTTTCAAGGCTTTTCGATCAGACGCTGTTATTCTTGAATCAGCTATTTATAGCAATTCGCCAAAGACAGCTATGCAGTTGTCCTTGGTGCAAGGCGCAATTATTGCAGCAGCGCAAGTTGCAGGAATCAAAACAGTTAAAACTGTAGCACCCATGGCGTGGCAAAACTATGTTGGAACAAAGCTTTTAAGTGCAGCAGAAAAGCAGAGCATAGAAAAAAAGAATCCAGGGAAGTCAAAATCCTGGTATAAAAGCAAGCAGCGTGAATTAAGAAAGAAAAAGACAATGGACTACGTTAACAAAAGGTATGGCATAAAGATTGACGATGACGATGTTGCAGATGCTATTGGCATTGGTTCATATGTAAGCGATAGATGGGGTGCTATTTTTGAATAAAAAAGATTTCTATAAAAATAAAAGCTGGCTACACAAACGCTTTGTTCAAGACAAAAGAACTCCACAGCAAATAGCAGATGAGTGTGGTGTAACCTTGCAAACAATATATTTGTATCTAAATAAATTTGGCTTAAAAATGGGAAGAAAAGGAAGAAGATAATGAATGATGTAGTTAATCATCCACAGCACTATACGATTCACCCGTCAGGGATTGAAACTATAGAAATTACAGAGCATATGAACTTCTGCTTGGGAAATGTAATTAAGTATTTGATGAGAGCACCATATAAAGGAAAGCAAATAGAGGACCTAGAAAAGGCTGCCTGGTACTTAAATCGTGAAATAAATAGACTTAAGGCTATTGACAACCAATCCTAGCCGTGGTAAAATTGTTTTACCTAAAAAGGAGGTTCTTGTGGGTAGACGCAAAAAGATAAAGGTCAACGATCCGTTTGTTCGCCAAGAAAGTTTTACTACGCCAGAGGGAAAGACGGTAACAAAGGGAGATACAATTAAAATTAAGGGCATATGGGGAACCAAGTTTAGGTTTATGGGGCATGT